ATCTGTCGATACCATTGGAAGAAGAATAGGCAAAGGAAAGTATTTTGGACACAAACATATTAAACCAAAAGGCAAAGTAGCAGAAAAACCTGAAGTTCATTTAAGCATTTCGCAAACATGGCTTAGAAAAAACTTAATTAAAAGGAAACTTTAATGGGCGAAGCATACACAATTAACAACGAACATAAGAAAGAAATGTTTAAGAAGTTTGTTGATAAACTTTATGAGGAAAGACAATACATCACGTTTACCTACACCTTTGGGAAGCCACGATCACCCAAACAACAAGCCGCACTTGAGGTTTACTTTAGAGAAGCCGCTAAAAGATTAAACGATGCAGGGGTCTACCACCAGATGAACGCTAAATTTATTAAAGGTGACATTGAAATACCGTGGACCCAAGAATCTTTCAAAACATTTTGGAAACAAATACAAAACACAATGTTTGATATTAAATCAACAACAGAAATACAGTCCGACAAAGTAGCCAAAGTCTATGATGCTATCAATCGGGGCTTAGTAGAACGTACAGGGGTGCATATTCCCTTTCCATCAAAAGAACTTACGGAAAAATAAAGGAGAAATAATATGGAATATATATGCGGAGTTGCATGGCTTGCCATCATGGTCGTATTAGGCAGTGGATACTGGCTTCTAGTAGAAGATGAACAAGCAGAATGGGATCGACAAAAAAAGAAAACCAAGAAGTAGTCACGGTAAGGGTCGTAGAAAGGCCGTTAGAGGCGTTTTAAGGGTCATTTCAGCGCGTTTAAGCAAAAAGATAAGCTACCCTACAGGGTATGGTAAAATAAAAAATAATGGAGGTTTAAATGTTGTTTTTCCCAACACAAAAACAAAACGCTGAAGCTAGGCAAGCATCATCTGGGTCAGCATTCAATAGTAAAACCATTCTTAAAAGTGGAACTGGTCAATATGTTGGTAATTTAGCTGAAATAATTTTTCAAGATTATTTAAATGAATTGATGTTAGAGCATGATTATACAGCAAAGACTTCTTATCATTATGATTTTAAAGTTGGTGATGCAACATTAGATATTAAAGCCAAGCAAAGAACTGTTAAATGTGAGCGTAATTATGATACTCATGTCGCTTTGTACCAAAAGAAAAGTTTCTGCCATTACTATGTGTTTAGTAGTGTGCTAATCCCAAAGGGAGAAACGCAAGCAAAGAATGTAGAGTTTATGGGCTGGCATAGGAAAAAAGATTATTGGGACAAATGCGAGATAAAGCAAAAAGGGCAAAATAGTAATGGTTTAGATGAGCGTGAACATGTAGGTAAAATGAAATACCACCAACTGCTACCTATGTCTGATCTTTTTTTAGGATTAGAAACTCATTTATATAAAAAGGCTTTTATTTAAAATGGAGAGTATTTATGGCCGTAACACTGCGTTCTAAATGTTTAACAGCGATACAAAAGTTGGCAAGGATATCAGCCGCAGATGAATATGGCATGGTCCAGTGTGTTTCATGTGATAAGAGACTGCATTGGAAGGATGCAGATGGTGGTCACTACATAGCTAAGGGTTCTAGTTCGTATTGGGCATTGGAGATTGAGAACGTCCATCCACAGTGTAAAGGATGTAATGCATTTGGGATGAGTAAGGGAAGTGCTGAAGGTCAGTACACGTTATGGATGATTGATTGGTACGGTGAGGATTTTGTTAGGCAGATGCATCAGGACAAGAGAAAAATTAAGAAGTTATACACTGCTGATTACAGAGAAATGTTAAAAGAGTTCAATGAGTTAATTAAATACCATGAGGATAGACTGTTATGAGTACATTCCTAACTGAGTTAAGAGACAGATCTGTTAACTGCGGATTAAGTGAAGTCCCTGCCAAGATGGATTCTATTATGGAGGCCGTTTTGTATGGGTCTGCACTGCCTGCTTATGCAGTAGAAGAGATAGATATACTGTGGTCTGAGGTCACTGCTGAAGAAGAAGCATTACTTAAACCACCTACAGAAGAACAATTAAGTTTGCATCATCCTTCGTTTAATGTAGAATAAAGCAATCCCCTTTGTTGTTTTGCCCTTTCGAGGGCTTTTTTTGTTATAATTGGGGCATGAAAAAGAAAAGCCTTCTAACACGTATTGGGGTATCGGGGTATAACAAACCCAAAAGAACCCCTAACCATCCAACAAAGTCTCATGTTGTTGTTGCCAAGTCTGGTGACAAAGTTAAAACTATTCGTTACGGTCAGCAAGGCGTGTCTGGTGCAGGGTCTAACCCTAAGTCAGCTAAACAGAAAGCTAGACGTAAATCATTCAAGGCTCGTCATGCTAAGAACATTGCTAAAGGTGTAATGTCTGCGGCATACTGGGCAAATAAAAGTAAATGGTAGGAGAATACTATGCCTTACGGTAAGGGTACATACGGTAGTAAAGTTGGTAGACCAAAGAAAACTAAACCAGTTAAAAAGAAAAAGAGTTTAATTAAATGAAAGGTTTATACGCAAACATACACGCTAAAAGAAAAAGAATAGCCGCTGGTAGTGGTGAGACAATGCGAAAGAAAGGTGCTAAAGGTGCGCCTACTGCAAAAGCATTTAGAGAATCTAAGAAGACTGCTAAAAGTTTGCTTAATAGGTCCAAATAACAGACATAGTCTTTCTAATGTCTACATGGATGAAAGTCTTTGCTACACCTATACCATTAAATCCCATTGACTGCGCGTTCTTAATGATCTCGTAGGCTTCATTTCCATTATTGATTCGTATGTCTGCCGCGATCCCTTGGGCATGGGTTCCTGCCTTTCTCCCTGCCTTTGTTTTTCTTGCCTCAATGCTATGGGTTGGATCTCTGTAACCGCTTGTAATGATAAATGGGAAGCCGCATACGTGCCGAAGGTCATCCAGTTTATTGAGGAAGTCTTCTGACATTTCATTGTTACCAGTTTCCTGACAATTAAAGTCTTCTAATCTAAAGTAACGCATTACTTCTTACCCTTAATTCCCTCAAACGCACCACCACCAAAGTAAAACCCTACAATGGTCAACATGATCCAATCAACTTTAAACGCAGAAATAATTTCTTGTACCGCAGTTATATCCCTGCCAAGAAAAAATAAACTTAAGACAAGAATGTAAGAAGCAACAAACGTAAACCCAAATATCAAAGCTAAGTATCTTTGTGCAAGCTTAAAGGGTGCGTAAGAACTTAACAGGTCTGTCTTTGCTTTGGTCTTTGCTTCTATGGCTTCTGTTTCTGAGGTATGCATGGAATCAATTAGACCCAAGCCTTTAGAAATTACATCACCACTGCCTAGTATCTGACTTAGTATACCCATTACATTATCTTCTCTAATACAAATAGACCAATGATGAGGGGGTACATACCCCACAGCATCATCTCAGTCTTTTTAAATCTAACAGAACCCTCATCAAGGCGCTTCTCAATAGACTGGAACTTCATTTCAATAGCTTCCATACGCACGGCACATTCTCTTTCGTGAGCTTCTAGTTTAAGTAACGCCTCTTTGACGGTTGCCATTAGTGTACCTCGTCTACCGCTTCATCAGTTTCTAACTGTTGTGTTAGCATATTCATAAATGCTTCACGGCCAACACTTAACTGATCTAAGTTAAAACGAGTGCTTGCTATCTTTCTGTCTAAGTCAGCAACATGATTAACCATTGCTTGTTGTTCTTCAGACATATCTTCTAGGGTGTAATCTACATCATTGATCGTAATGGGAGTTGTTTTTTTCTCGCCCATGTTAATCTCCTTTAGGTTAGTGAACTTCTATTTTAAAAAAATACTGCATATAGTGCAAACCCAAAAATTACAAGAGCTAGTGCAAGCCCCCACCAAGTGTTTGAATCTGACCAATCTTGACCTGATATCAAAATATCTCCGTTGTCTCTGGGTCTACATATTTAGGTTTACAATAAGCTCTTACAGGTACAGGAAATGCTTTTTTAAACGTAATCCCTGCTGTACCCTCAATGCCTTGTAAGCTAATACTTCTACTAAAGTATGTGCATTTGTTAACATCGGCCCATACACCATACTCTTCTGTTTCTATAACAAAACCATCAGCAGTTAGTGTCTCTAACATTAATGCAAACACCAACTGTTTCACCTAATAACCTTGTCCTTTACATCAACCCATTGAACCTGACAACGACAGTCTACAGGCTCGTACTTATTACTGGGTCTTGATAGTTCTTGACACATATAAATACAGTGTGACTTCTTTAAATAATAAAGTGTCTGCTCATCAACTACTTCGCCATTGACAAAGAATAGAAGGGCAAACACCATTTTCATTGTTTAGCCAGTAGTGCCTGTACTAACGCAGAGATTTGATCGTTAGTCTTTTCCTGTATCTTCTCTTGTCTAGCCAATGACTCTACAATTGCATCAACCTTAGTCTCTGTTACAGCTTGTGCTTGTCCGTTTTCAGCGGCCTTCTTAGCAGTCTCTTTAACTATGACTTCAATTCTTTTAACTTCCTTAGTCGTAGTCTCTGCATTAGCCTGTGCCGCACCATAAGAAATAGCACCGACAAACAAACTGACTACTAATGGAATAGCCCAAGTAGGAATTACAATACCTTTATCACTCACCACGGAACCTCCGCAACTACTGATGGAGCCTTAGACTCAGCTATTTGATTTGCAATAGAAGTCTCAATGTCACTGACAGTAATCTGAGCACAGTTCTTTACCCAGCCAACAGCCATCTCTTCTGTAATGTCATCAAATGCTACAAAGTCATCTGAGTCTGCGTCTGGTGTAAAACTGCAAGTACCATAAGAACTACCGTAATGACTTATTGCATCATCACCAGTTCCTACTTCCTCGCTATCACTTGCTCGCCAGTGTGCAACGATTACACCATCGTCACTTGAGTTTCTTTCGAGCTGTACTACTGTCCATACTACTGCCATTTTGCTATTCCTCTAGTTGAGCGACACGTTGCCGCAGTGATTGAATTTCTTTGATTAACATTGGTACTAATTTACTGTAGTCAACACCCATCATGTCATCTGGAGTGTCACCTTTAGTTACTGCATCTGGTGCTACCTCAAGTAACTCTTGAGCCACCATGCCGTAGTCTTGATGCTCACCGTCAGCTTTCCAATCAAACTGCCTGACTTGGATAGCATCGACTTTAGAACCTGAGTCATCAGAGTCTTTGATGTTTTCTTTGAGTCTTTCATCAGATGAGGTGTTGTATGCTGTAGCACTTGTAGTACTGGTGATGCTACCGACATAGGGGCTTCCGCCTATGTTTGTAAAGCGGATCATAGTTGCAGTGCCTGAGAAGTCTCTTACTATCTCTAAGGAAGGGATAACATTACTACTTGGCGATCCGTTTAAGGTGAGTCCATAGTCCCCAGCAGAAGTACCGCCCACAAGTACAGAACTATTGGTAACGCTCATTGTTATGCCTGTCGATGACCCTGCCCGCATATCAATTCTGTCACCATTGTTGACATATTCAATGCGGCCAACATTTGCTCCTTGGTCACGAAATTGAATTACTCCGCTACGGTTTGCGGCGGCACTATCAAATATTAATTTAGGATCACCCGCAGATGTTGATTTAATTTGAACTGAACAATCACCTGATCCGCTGTTGAGTGCGCTTAAACCATTTGAATTCACCGTCCCACTGAAATGAGCGTCTTTAAACTTTGAGTTCACAGAACCTAAATTAATAGTCCCATCGCTATCAACATTGGCTTCCATTGGAACGATTTCATGCAATGCAAACTGAAGACCTGCATGGTCAGCAACGCTTCCACCTATTTTAAGGTTATCGTTATTAATAACACCAACACTACCAACCAAAGTTCCAGTGTCTTTCCTAAAGTCTAGAAGGCTTCCATCGCTACTCAAACGATTTAAGGTTAGGCAGTTACCACCAGATTTAACGATGCTTGTGTGGCCTGTGGTTTGCATTCTGATTCCGACAGTGCTGTCATCGTCTGCGGTTTTGCCGATTAAAAGGGAATCACTGAGTTGCATACGAGGCGAACCGTCTTGATACCATTTAAAGGCATAGTCAGAATTAAACCACAATGTATTTGACTCAATGCCTATTGCGTACCATGCGGTAGCACTTGCGTCATAAAAACTTATGCGAGTACCAGCAGTGTGGTCAGCAGTGTTGGGAGGTGATATACTTCCATTGTTGCGTGTGTTATCAATAATGCCATTTATATCAAGGTTTCCAGCAAAACTCGCAGTACCATCCGTCTTGATGAAGAAGTCAGATGAGCGAGTACCACCGCCAAAGCCCATGCCGTAGGCTGATACTGAGATGTTGCCTTTTGGTACACCGTCTTTTTGGAAGTCTAAAATACTACCGTCAGATGAGTCTCTTCGTAGTTCTAAACAAGAGCCACTAGTATTACGAATACCTGCAAAGCCACCAGTGCTTAATGTAATCATGTCTGCGCCAAACGCTGAAGTGCCACCCACCAAAAGATTGCCTGATGAGTCTATTCTCATGCGTTCTGTGTCTGCCGCACCACCGCCACCTGTGTTGAATGCAATATTACCAGAACCTGACGTAGCACCGTAACTTCTAATAGTTGTGACGTT